TTCTTTACTAGTAGACTTATTGTTTGGACAAGCAATGCTCCTGCTTTGCCGTCCAACTGTCACTTAGAAGATGTTGTTGCTTTTAACCGTCGTGTTGATATACGCATTGAAGTTAAAATCCGCAAAGAATTTGAAAAGAAAGTCTGGCTGGCAGATGCGTCGGGCAAAATGCGTGAAGTGACAATTGCAAATCTAGAGAAAATTCGTCAAGAAGGTAAGGACTGCAATCCTTCAGTTTATCACATTTACTTGTATGAAGAAGGAAAGAAACGCGAAATCAACTATGGTGAACTTGTACAGCTAGCCTTGCATGTTTTGAAGGAATACTCAAATAAAGAAGGTTCCACTTGGGATCGTATTATTAAAACAGTGAACGGACGCCCTGAAGCAGTGAATGAAAAAGTTTTGGATGATATTATTAAGTCTCGCATTTTGGAGACCCATGATAAAGAGTTTGAAAAAGAAGTTCAAAAACAAAAAGAACTCGAAGAACAAGCTCGTATTGACAAAGAAACTGCCGAAATCAATGCCAAGATTGAAGAAAGAGCTCAAATGTTAGCAATTGCTCGTGAAAAAGAAAAAGAAGCCAACAAAATGGAATTGAAGGTCGTAGGAACAAGTGATGATTTAGGTCAACCTTTGATCAAAATGGAACCTAAAACTGAAGACAAAATGGTTGCAGAGATGAAAATAGTTTCAACACGTGATTATCAATTGTTGGAACGTGATGGCCAGATTGTTCCTTATGTTTGGGAAGAGTTCGACACTATAGCAAATGCGAATAGATATTTCAAATTATGTAACCGCTTGTACAATGAATGTTGCTCAATCGCTAAACGCGACGGTATTTTGAACAAAACAGATCGCGATTTGTTACACATGGCTTTTAAGAAATCATTTGAAATTCAATTGCACCGTGGAGATTTTGCAGACGACAAAGTTTGCACTAATGAAGTGATTTACAATGCCATTAAGGACATTCCACACCGAGCTTGTGCTGGAGAAATTATACACAATCTCACTTTAGATGAACGAGCATGTTTGACTAAATATGGATTTTTGTTTGTAGCCCAAATGATGAACAATGATTGGGGAGTTCCCGAATTTAAACCTTTTG